GGAACACCATATCGTCGTTCTTCCGTTGGCTGCGCAAGAGCGGCAGGCGGTCGGACGATCCGAGCCTGGACGTGCCCAGGGTGAAGAAGCCCCACGCGCATCCCAGGCCATGCCCGGACCGTTACATCGCGGCGGCGATGGAGAAGGCCACTCCGTCGGAAAAGCTCATGATCCGGCTCGCGGCCGAGTGCGGCCTTCGGCGCGGAGAGATCGCCCGCGTGCACAGCGACGACGTGGTGGCCGACAGCGTAGGCCGGTCGCTTATAGTGCGCGGCAAAGGCGACAAGCAGCGCATCGTGCCGCTGCCGGACGATCTGGCCGCCGTCGTGGCGGCCGCGGACGGCTATCTGTTCCCCGGCCGGTTCGGCGGGCATGCCGAGGAGTCCTACATCGGGGACCACATCAGCCATCTGCTGCCGGACGGGTACGCCGCGCACACGCTGCGCCACCGGTTCGCAACCACGGCCTACGCCGCCACACACGACCTGTTCGTGGTCGCGGAACTGCTCGGCCATGAGTCCGTGGAGACCACGGAGCATTACGTGGCGATGCCGGATGGACGTCTGAGGGAGGCCACGGCGGCCGTCCGGCTCGTGGGCTAATCCTCCTCCGCCTTTATGGTGATGTGCAAGCTGTCGAGCTTGTCGGCCACGGCCTTCTTGACGGTTTCCGCAATCTGGTCAGGATCAGCGCCAAGGCTTTTGGCCATGGCGTCCACGGCCGCCGAGAGCGCTGTGATCTGCGCGGTGAGCTGTGGGATCATGGTGTCATGGATGCGGATCACGTCGCTGGTGGCGTCGCTGATGATGTCCCTTGCCGGTCGGCCGTTTGGCAGCTTGTGCAGCCATGCGCCGTTGGTCATGCCGGTGTCGTGCAGGGCGAAAACGTCCTGGATTGCCGGTGACAGGCAGTCGCGCACACATGAGCCGTTCGGCAGCTTGTGCGTCCAGATCCTCATGATGTCTTCATCGGTCAGTGCCATTTCTTTTCCTTCCAGTAGGTTGTTTGCCTTATCGATGACCTGCTGATAAGGCAGGCCGTTGGGCGCGAGATCCGGGCATGCGGCGTGGTCGGTTCCGGGAATCTCCCGGTGCAGCCACACGTTGCCCTTCAGTCCGTCGTGCCACAGTTTTTTCCACCCGTAACGGCGCGCGATGTCGGCGCAGAGGCGCGCGCTTGCGTCGATGCATGCCTGGGTGCAGACCGCACCGTTGGACATGCCGCCCTCGTGCTCGATGCTGATGGTCGAGTTGTTCGATACGTAATTCGCATCGGAGTAGCTGCCGTCACGCTCCGAAACGTATTGGTGGATGGTGCCGTCGGCGCCGATGCCGTAGTGGGCCGAGGCTTGACTGGCGCTGTTGGCGAACGTCGAATCGGTGCCGGCGAGGTATCCGACCATGATGTGCAGTGTGATGTGGGTGACGCCGTAGCCGTTCCGTCCCGTGTAGTGGTTCGGGCTTCCCTTCCAGACGATCCCGTTCATCGGCCGTTTTCCTTGCTGCTGCGGAAGAGCGAGAGGATCGGGCTGTCATGGAGTTCCGGATTGATTTCCGACAGATTCTCGATGACGCTCGCCACTTCGGTCAGGACGATGTAGACGCAAGTCGGGATGATGATCGGCACGGCGAAACCCATATCGAGGACCCGCTGGCCGTGTTCCAGAATCTCGCCCAAGGCCACGATCATGACGAACGAGATCTTGTGCCAGAGTCCATCCCTCATTTTCTCGCTGCTGACGTCGTGGGCCTTCACGGCCTTGGCGAAGCCGGTGAGAAAGTCCATGACGACCATGATGCCGACGATGCAGAGCGCCGCTATTTCCGTTTTGTCCAATTCCTTTTCTCCTATCTTTCGATGCGCCACGCGAGAATGGCGCTGGTCCATGTGTTCTTCTTGTAGGCGATCGTGCCCCTGAAGGCGCGAAAGAAAATCTCATCCTGGGTGATGGTGAACCCGGTGGCCGGGGCCGCCGTCGAGAGGTTATCGACGCCGGAAACGTTGATGTCGATGCCCGCGGCCGGCCGGATGCCGGCGGGGATCTTGCAGATTCCCGTGGCCAGCCACGCCGTCATGTTCCAGTCGCCGCCGGTGCGGATGACCTTGATCGGGCAAACGATGAGGCTGCCGGCACGTCGCGGATAGGCGGCGATGCTGAAGTCCGGGTGGCCGAATTTCAGTTCCGGCACGGCCATGTCGGTCGCGGTCATGAGCTTGACCCATGCCGAGCCGGTCCAGACATACGCGCCGTTGTTCGTGCTGGTCGTGTCGGCGGTGACATAGCCGGTCTGGCCGGTGATGCCGGTGGTCTGCGCGAGCGTGGCGAGGGTGGTGGCGATGACGGGTTTGACGCCTTCCGGCGTGCTGCGCTTGTCCACCTGGTCGAGCGCCGTCTCGAACGTTTCGGCCATGCTCTTGAACGAGTCCGGCGCGGATGATACGAGGTCTGAGCCTTCCGGGTACGAGAGGCCGAATATCGGTGTTGTGGCTGTCATGCTGTGGTTGTTCCTTTCGTTTGGTCGATTGTCTGGATCATGGACAGGTCGCAGATGTGCAGGTCGAGAATCTGCCAGGCGAGGTCGGGCAGGTCGGCCCATGTGATCTGTTTGGTCAGGAGCGGTCGGAGCGCGGCCAGCGTCGCTTCTTGGGTGAGTGTGGGCGTGCCGTCGCGCCACCGGTATCGGAGCGTGCCGCCGATGGTCGTGATGGGGCCGGTGAAGGCGGGGCGTCCGTCCGAGCCGGTCAGCATCGAAGCCTTGGCCTTGACGATGAGGAACGGGCCGGACGGTGATGCTTTGTAAAGCCATGGCAGGCGGGCGGGGTCGATGCGCGTGCTGTTGAACGTGACGGTCTCCGGTACCATGCGCAAGTCGTGCGATTCGAGCCATTGCGCGATGTTGGTGCGGTCGGCGTCGGTGACGGTGGAGGTCTTGCCGCTGTTCCACACGCCGCCGGACTCGTCCACGGCGAGCATGTCGGAGTCGAGGGTGAGGCTCTTCTGCGTGGCGGTCAGCTGCGCGGGGAGCCGGTTCTGGTCGCCCATCGTTATCTCCACGTCGTCGAACGAGAGCTTGCCGTTGTCGGCCTTGACGCGTTTCGCGTTGATGACGACCTGCGTGATCGGTTCGGTGATGCTCAGATCGGTCGCCGCCTCGATGTCGGATGCCGAGAGCGCCTGGCGGGTCTCGCCGTCGGTGAGGATCGTGAGGGTGCCGTCCGTGGACAGGTGCACGGCTATCGGGTCGGCGAGGCACAGCGGGCGGAGGGTGGACGTGCCCCCGTCGTATGTCTCGTGCCATTGCGGGAGCCGTGGCCCGGCGGTGAGCCGGTGCAGCAGGTCGAGCTGCGATGGGTGTTCCGATGCCGTGTATGGTGCGACGCTTGCGGGCAGGGCGAGGCCGTCCAGTTGCGCTTCCGGCGCTCCCTGCGCCTTGGCGCGCCGGTTGAGTTCCGCAAGCCGTGCCGACGGGGTGCCTATCCAGTGCGCGCCGTTCCATTTCGCGGCCGTGTCGGTCGGCCCTTGGGATTGCAGTCGCTTCCACATGGCCATCCTCGATGTGGCGGTGAGTTCGAGCAGCCATGAGCCGGTGGCCGTGGGCGAGACGGTGCCGCCGGTGGAGACGGTGCCGGCGAACATGGTCTCGGCGGGCGAGTCGGGCGAGTCGGGCGAGTCGGGCGAGTATGCGCGGTGCAGCGAGTCAAGGGTGATGCGCAGGTCTTCCCATGCGCCCATCGATGGTTGCAGGTCCATCCATCGGGGCTGGTTGGAGAACTGGACGATCGCCTTCATGCCGGCGAGTGTCAGTGCCTGGCCGGCGAGCCGGCCGGTCTTGTCGCGCAGGGTGAACGTCATTACGGCCGGGTCGGGCTGTTCGTCGATGGAGTCGCTGCCCCATTGGATCGTGAACGAGTCCAGGGCTGCGATGTCCTTGGCGGCGTCGTTCACCGGCGTCCACCCGTCGCCCGTGTCGATGAGCATAAAGCATTGCTGCATGTCAGGACCTCCTCGCGTCGTAATCGGCCAGAAGCCGTTTGATGGCCTTGGCGGTGCCGTCCTTGTCGATGACCTCGCCGGTGATTTCCACATTCCAGGTGTTCGTGACGGCCGGCCGGTCGACGGCAGTGGCGGCCGCGACGTTGAGCGGCATGGTCGCGAGGCGACGGTTCGCGCGATTGATGGCGGTCTCGACGTTGTCGTCGAAACCGGTGGTCAGGCCTTGCGCGAAGCCGGTCATGATGGCTTTGCCGTGCGGGACCAGGAGTCGACGGTCGTAGCTGATCGGGCCTTTGTGCGCGCTGATCCAGTCCGTGATGCCGCTGATCCAGCCGGTCACGTTGTGCCACATCGATTTGAGGCCGTTGAGAAATCCGCTGATGATGCTTGAACCGGCGTTGTAGAGCAGGTTGCCAGCCCCGGCGAAGAAGCCGCTTATCGTGCCTGGTATGCCTCGAAACCATGAGACGACGCCGTTCCAGGTGTTGCGTGCGCCGTTCGCCGCGTTGTTGAAGACGCCTGTGATGGATCTGCCGAGGCCGGAGAAGAAGCCGGAGACGTTTTGCACGCATCCGGAGAGGAAACTGGTGAAGCTCGACCAGATGGCCTTTCCGGTGTTGGTGCAGGTGAAGAAGTATGTGAGGCCGGCCACCAGCGCGGCGATGAGGGTGATGACGATCATGATCGGGTTCGCGTTCATGACGGCGTTGAGGAGCGCCTGTGCGGTGGCGGCGAGTTGCATCGCGGTGGTGACGGCGGTCACGACGCCGACTGCAGCGCCGACGGCCGCGACGAGTGGTGTGACGAGGTCGGTGTTCTGGCTGATCCAGTCGCCGGCCGTTTTGAGCCATCCGCCGACGGTTTGCGCTGCTTGAGAGACGGTGTTGAGCACGTTGCCGAAGGTCACGCCGGCGGGTTGTCCTCCGGTCATGGCGTTCACGACGTTCATGATGCCGTCCCACAATGATTGGAGTCCGGTGCCGACGGTTTGCGCGGCGTTCTGGAGCGAGGTGAAGGCTCCGGTGTCCTTGACCTGTGTGAAGAAGGTCTTCAACCCCTGCACGCCGGTCGTGGCGAGGTTGGTGACTGCGGTCGCGGCGGCGTTGATGCCGCCGGTCACGGCTGGTTTGAAGAGGTTGAAGGCGTCTGTCAGTCCGCCGGTCACGGCGGCTTCGAGGTTGCCCATCGCGCCTTCGATGGTGCTTGTGGAGGTCGCGGCCTGTTTCGCGACGTCGGTCATGCCGATGTCCATCAATGCCTGATTGAACTCGTCGGCCGTGATTTCGCCTTTCGCCATGGCGTCGCGGAAGTTGCCGGTATACGCGCCGTTTTTGAGCATGGCTTCCTGGAGTTTGCCGGATGCGCCCGGAATTGCGTCCGTCAATTGGTTCCAGTTTTCAGTGGTGAGCTTTCCGGCTCCGGCGGTCTGTGTCAGAACCATGGCCACGCTTTTGAAGCTGTCGGCGTTGCCGCCGGCGACGGCGTTGAGGTTGCCTGCCGCTTCGGTCAGTTCCATGTAGTTGCCGATGCCGTTGGCGGCGAGCTGCGCGGTGGTGTTTTGGATGTCGTCGAGCCCGTACACGGTGTCGTCGGCGTATTTTCGTGTTTCCTTCGCGGCGGCCTGCACTGCTTTGGTGTCGAGGCCGGCGAAGCTCATGGTGTTCACGAATTTGTCGGTGCTGTCCGACATGTTGACGACGTCGCTTGCGAAGCCTTTGACGGTGTCCCACAGCGCGGTCACGCCTTTCACGGCCAGTCCGCCGAGAGCCGTGCCGAAGGCGGCGGCTTTGGTGGTGGTCTTCTCGAAGGCTTTGACGGCGTCGTTGGCGTTGCCGGTGATGCGCACGCTCATGATCGCGCTGTGTGACATTTGTCAGTCCTTTTGTGTTTCGTCGTTTTCCTTGAGCAGGGCGGCGATGCCGGTGCCCCAGTCGGCTTCGTCGGCTTCGTTGCGCCATTGCCATGGCGTGCCGCCGAAGCGGCTTGCCAGGAGGAAGGAGAGCCGGCCGAGCGAGCCTTGCGGCCACTCGGCTAGTCCGTAGGGTTTTCCGAATCGTCCTTGTTGGTTTCGGTCTTCTTGACGACGTCGAAGGAGGCGACGGTGTCGAGCCAATGGTCGAAGTCCGGGAGCGTGCGGCCGGCCATGCGGAGCGCCGCGTATGCCGCGTATGCGCCGCAGCGCACGGGAGATTCGGTGATGGAGCCCCAGCCGGCTTCGATGGCGTGCGCCTCGGCCTTGCAGGTCGCTCGCATCGTGATCGGTACGATTTCGGTGTCGCCGGTCGTGTAGGTGATTTGGGTGGTTGCCATTATTTGCCTTTCACTTGTTCGAGTGTTTTGTCGATGAATGCCTGGTAGATCTGCGTCCATTGCGCTTCGGTCGATGCGACGCCGTTGTTGACGAAGAGCCGCGGCTTGATGCGGCGTTTCGGCCAGCCGTAGTTGACGGGGCCGGCGTATGGCACGGCCTTGCGGCCGGCGCGGATGACGCCGGCTCGTTTCGTCGCGCCGACGCGGAGCGATCCGGCGAGTTTGCCGGTCTCGCCGCGTGGCGCGAGGTTTCGGACGGCGGGCAGGGCGGTTTGAGCTGCCTCGCGGTTCACTTCCTTCAGGTCGTTCATGTCCGCGCCGGCCTTGCGCATCGTCTGCACGAAACGTTTCTGGCCGACGACCATCAATGCCTTGTCAGCCATCACTCACCCGCGTAGGCCGTGTGCGCGACGTTCGTGACGGCGAAGCTCAGGTCGTTCGTGTTCTGTGATTTCACGTCGCCGCCGATGGCGATCGGCGCGACGGTGACGTTGAAGGTCCACTGGATCTTGCCGGTCTTGTTCGGCACGAATTGGGCGGGGAGTGTCTGGCCGGCATGGTCGAAGAGCCAGACGGCCAGACCGTTCTCGCTGAAATCGTCGCCGACGGTGCCCTCGAACGTCCATGTGGTCGTGGTGTTCGTCTCCTCGCTGCCGTCGAGGTAGGTGGTGGGGTCGTCGCTGCTGTTCGACGGGTTCAGTTGCGCCTTGGTCAGGTCGGCGCTGAAGTCCCTGCCGTTGTCGGTGTCGGTGATTTTGAAGATGCCTGGGCCGAGCGTGCGGATTTTTCCGGCCATGGTTATGGTCCTTCCTATGATTCTGATTCTGTTTCTTCGATTTCCAAAGCGTTCAATGTGACCTGGTAGGCGGCGAGCGTGCCGCTGCCGGCCAGGCTCCAGCTCGCGGGCGTGGCCTTTTGGAGGTTCAGGCCCTTGCCGGCGAGTCGGTCGAGCGCGGCGAGGATGTCATCGATGGCCGATGACTGCGTGGCCGGCGTTCCGGCGATGACGTCCAGCGTCCATGTCGGTGTCGGAGGTCCCCATGTCGCCCACTCCACGGTCGGGGGTTCGATGAAGACCGCGACTTTGCCGGCCGTCGGGCGGACCAGCTGCGCGTCGATGCTGACGCTGCTCACGAGTCCGTCGAGCATGTCGGTGAGCGTGTCCATGAGCGCGGCGCGTTGTTCCTGGATGTTCATGCGATCACCATTCCCCCGGTGAGCACGCCGGCGGCGCGGAGTTTAGGCCAGACCGAGCGGAGCGGGTCGGTGGAGATGCGGAAAGGTTCCACGGTCGAGTCGCCAACGTCCATGACGCCGAGGCGCGCGTCACGCATGTTGAACAGGTCGGCCGCGCAGGAAACGATGCAGTCGGCCAGCAGATCGTCATCCACGGTGGCGGTGCCGACGGCGCGTGCGACGTATTGGCGTGCGGCCGCGAGTTTGACCGTGAGTCTGTCGTCCTCTCCGGCCGGAACGCCAACCTCGTCGCGGAGCCGTTGCATGAGGGTGTTGTCGGCGATCATCATGCCGTCGCGAACTTCACCGGGATCAAGCCGTCGGCATGGGTCGTGGCTACGGCCATGTACCCGTAGACGCTGTAGCTGTTGGTCAGTCCCGTCACGTCCCCGTCCGTCAGCTGTGCGGGGCCGCCGGATTCCCAGATGGTCACGGCTGCCGGGTCGATGAAGCTGGCCAGACCGGCATCGGCGTTCGGCAGAAGCACGACCGGGACTCGCATGAATGTGCCGGCCACGCCGGTAAGGTCGAAGCTGCCGATGGTGTCCGAGCCATCGCCGCTGAGATTAAAGAAACGATCACCGGTGTCCTTGAGTTTCACGAGCGCCTTGAGCACGTCTTTGGAGACCGCGAGGCGGGTCAGCGACACGTTTCGGGTGTCGGCCAGTTCGGACGCGTCGATGATGAGTGACACCCAGTTGTCGATGGTCATTTTCGCCAGCGACGGCGCGTCGAGCTTGTTGGCGTCATGCGCCGCGTCACGCTGCGCCTTGATCTCCGCGTAAAGGTGGTCGCGGACGGCCTTTTCGGTGGCTTTCGCGTAGGCGTTCTGCAGTGCGCTCAGGGCGGTGTTGAGCATCGGCGTGGTGGACCGTTCGATTGTCTGGCGGGACAGGGTGGTGTAGCCGCCGTAGGTGTTGATGTCGGCCGTCTTGGTGCCGAAGGCGACTTTGCCGAAGGAGAGCGCGGAGCCTTCGGTCTCCTGTTTGCCGACTGCGGTGGTGTCGGAGGTCACGACATGGTATTCCATGCTCATGCCGGTTGCCGGGAGCGTGTCATGGGTCAGGAGTTGGGAGACCTTGCGGCGGTCCTCGATGAGTTTGAGGTCGTCGGCGATCCATGTGGCGGTGTTGCCGGTGTCTTTGACGGAGATCAGGTCGCGGCATTCCTTCATCACGTTCATGGCCTGTTCGTCGCCGCGTGCGAGGGCGCGCAGGTATTCGCCGTGGTCCCGGTACATGCCGCCGATGGCCGTGGGGGCGGTTTTCGTTCCCATCTTGCTGATTTCGGCCTTGATGCCGCGCTGTTCCTCCTGCATGGACTGGATCAAGTCCATCATTTCTTCGGTGCTTTCCATGTTTTCCTTTCTTTGTTCCACGGTGGCCGAAGCCGATTTGGTCATTTTCGCGTTCTGATAGGCTGGCCAGCTTACGATGCTGGTTTCGAGCAGGCGGACCTTTCTGCGGTGCGTGATGCCGTCGCGGTCCTTTGCCGATTCGATGGGGATGAAGCCGACAGAGAAGCTGTCGATGGCTCCGTCGCGGATCAGGGTCATCGCGTCGCGGCCTCGGGTGGTGTCGCTGATTCGCGCGGTGATGCGCAGTCCGTCGTCCGTGCTTTCCGCCTTGGTGATGCGGCCGATGGTCTCGCCGTGTTCAAAGCAGAGTTTTGCTTCGTCGATGCCGTCGAAGACGCAATCGCGGTCGAAGGTCTCGGCTCCGTCCCAGGTGTCGATGATGTCGCCGAAAGGCACTGCGATGCCATCGACGATGGAATCGCCGTCAGCGGTGTCGGCAGAGCGGAGTTTCAGGCCTTTCCATGTGATTTCACGTTTTTCGATGTTCATTGTTCGTCTCCGTTTCCGATTGTCGGCAGTCCTTCCTTGCGACGCACGTCGTCGATGGTGAGGAATCCCGCTTCGATTGCCGTCTTGTAGGCGCTGTAGCGGTCGCTCATGTTCGCTCGTTGGGAGCTGTCCCAGTCGAATTTTGCGGTGCGGCCGCGGGGCAGGAGCCTGTTGAAGATTTCCTCGATCTCGCCGGTGTAGGCGGCGAGCGTGTAATCCGCGAATTCGATCCAGCTTTGCTCAATGTTCGAGTAGGTGATGTTCGACCCGTCGACGGCGGCGAGCATGATGCTTGCCGGTATGCCGAGCAGGCGGGCGATCTGCGTGGTGTCGAATTTCTGCGTTTCAAGGAATTGCAGGTCGGCGGGCTTCATGTCGAGGGGCACGTATTCCAGTGCTTTGCCGAGCACTTTGACGTCGCCGGCGGTGCCGTCGCTTTTCCAGGCTTCCTTCGCCTGCTGTGCGGTTTCCTTCGTGATGTTCTCGGTGGTGCGTAGGTAGCCTTTGAGGTTCGACCCGTCTGTGAAGAATCGGGCCTTGTAGTCGCGTGCGAGGCGTGCGCCCTCGATTTCCTCGCGTGCCGCGGAGATGGGGCCGAGTCCGCGCAGACGACCGGGGACGTTGAGGAATTTGCTGTGCACGATGTCGTTCGGCGTGTAGGCATGTCCGCTGTAGGAGAATCGCAGGTCTGGGCGTGCCGGATCGTCGCTTTCGTCTTTGACGGTCACGTATTGCGGCGGCAGGACCTCGCACGTCACGATCTCGCCCTGCCAGTCGCGCACGATGCGGGTGAAGGCGTTGCCGTCGAGCACAAGCGAGGCCACGATGTCGGCGATGAAGTCGCGGCGGGAGCGTGAGACGTCCGGTTGCAAGACCAGCGGGCTCACGTCCGGCAGGTCGCGGCCTCCGCGCTGCTCGACTATCGGCAGGCCGGTGATGGCGGTCTGCAACACCTGCACGCCGCGAAACACGGTGGACAGTTGGAGCGGTTCGCTGTCCGGGAGACGTGACGGCGGTTTGACGCCTTCCGGCATGTCAGTGCCTTCCGTGCCGCGCGTGAGCACGCGGCCGGCGAGCTTCATGCGTTGCCAAATGTTCATGTCGCCGACGATATGGCCGTGGGTCTGTCATGGCCAAAAAAATTGTGACAATCGGTGACAGACGGTGACAGACGGTGACACGTCAGAAGATTTGCAGGGCTCCGTCGGCAGGCAGGTGGTGCGCGCCCCAAGAGGCCAGCATGGATGATTCGATCGGCGAGGTCAGTCCGGTGCTTCCGCGTCGTGTGACGCGCCATGCGTCGCCGCTCCATGTGCGCGCGCAGTTGGCCGCGCTTGCGTCGAGTTCGGCATCGGAGGCGTGGCGGATCAACCCGTTCTGCAGTCCGCTGACGAATGCCTGGCCGACGGCGAGGTAGTCGGATGATTGCATGGCGATGAAGTCGATCAGCGGGTCGCCTGCTTCGTCGGTCATGGACGCGAGCCGGTCGTGCAGGTCCGCGTTCGGTCCTTTGCCGTCCATGACCAGGGGAGCGTGATAGGCGTCGCAGATTCGCATGATCTCGGCGGGTGCCATGCCGGTTCCGTCCAGGACTTCGAGCAGCTGGACGGTCACGGTGCCGTCATGGTCGAGGATCGCGGCCGAGATTGACGTGTGCGTGGCGTCCACATCGACGGCCGCGGCGATGACGATGCGTCTGCCGTCGATCTGGTCGGGTGTGATCGGCGTGGCCGATGTCGATTGCCAGAGGGCTTCTGGTATGACGCGCTCGGCCACGCCGTTGTCGCGGCGGTTGCCGAATGCGCGAGCCCAGCCGGCTTCGTTGCCGGCGAACTGCTCGCGGAAGTCACGGAGCTGTCGCGCGTCCCAGAGCAGGCCGGCGGCGGGATGCCATTTCAGAATCGTCGCGAAGTCCTCCGGGTCGGCGTCTTCCGGGATGCCAAAGTCGAACCAACATGTCCGTCCCGGCACGTTGCCGGCGCGGAATGAATCGAGCAGGCCGTTGAGGAAAGTGGAGTCGGCGGTGCCTTCCGTCGATGTGATCCAGATCTGCGGTTGCACTCCGGTGAAATGGAGGCGAGTGTTCATCGTCGGTGCCATGCCGTCGAGGATGAGCTTGCCGGTCTCATCGTCCAGGCTGAAAGCCTCATCGATGGTGAATTTGTCCATTTGCGTGCCGTGCCCAGCCACCTTGGTGACGGCGAGAGGGCAAATGAAGCTGCCGTTGCGAAAACGTTGCTCCATGCCGCCGTTGGAGAGCCGCGGTTTGAGGGCGAATGGGGCGAGCGCCGACTTGGAGAGCTGTTGTACGAAGTCCTTGAAATGCTTTTCGGCGTCCTTGCCTGTTTGCGCGAGGTAGTAGATCTTCCGGTCGGAGCCGAGCAGGGCATTGCGGGTGTCCTCCGTGTCGATGAGGGTGCTCTTGCCGCATTGGCGCGGAGTGGACAGCACGACGCGGTCGTAGAAATATGTGCCGGTGGCCGGGTCGATTTCTCCGGCCACGTCAGCGACGTACCGTTGCCATGGCAAAAGCGGTTTGCCGAGCATTTCGGCGGTGCGGGCCACCATGCCGCCGTCGGTCGGCCGTGATTCGTCACGTTTCGTGCCGCCACGCATGGGCACGTTCACTTGTTGGCCTTCGCGTCGGCGATGAAGCTGGTGAGAGTCGGGTCGAGCTGAGGCTGTTCCGGATACATGGCTTTGAGTTCCTGGAACCACGTCAGCAGAGACGTCATGTTGCGGCTGATTTCACGGCCTTTGCTGTTTTGACTGTCGATGTTCCTGGCGATGGACAGCATGGACTTGCAAATATAAGTCGCTTCTGGCGTCAGGGTCTTCCCGTCGATGAAGCTTTTGATGAGATTCATGGTCGCGGCTTCCTGGAGTCCGGCGGTGCCATACGGGTGTTCGTATTCCTCGAATCCTTCCAACATTCCTTGATTCATGTTTCGTTTTCCTTGGTTTTCCAACGTTTTCACGCTTTTTTGCACGGCTCTGGGGGGAGAAAAGACTGGGCGCGGGGTCTCGCTTTGGATTGATTCTTTAAAAAATCACCAGCGCGGACGCGCCGTCGTCGCCGTCGGCGGGATGGTGCGCAATCCGAGGGCGGCGAGGCGCCTTCGTCGCGTCTGCTGACGTGCCTCCACGTTCTCTTGAGAGAGACGGAGCGAGTACCACTGTCTCACCAGCCTGCGATACAGTTCGTTCCGCGCACGCGCCATGCTTTCCTCGTAGCCCGGGTCGAGGATATGCAGGTCGTAGTCGAGTGCGATCCATTCGGCGAGCATGTGCGGATGATGGCGGCTGGTAGGGATGGTGCGTATCAGCCATACGTCTATCGGGTCGCTGCTCCTGGCGAAGTGGCGGTAGGCGGCTGACCATGCCATCGCCACGGCGCGACGCTGTTCCATGTCATCGTCGTCGATGTTGAGCGCGGTGGAGAGCGCTGACCATGACACGACTGGATCGGTCGCCTTGGCGTGCTCGGCGATGTAGTCCACTGCCTCGCGGTCACATGAGCCCGGTGGACAGACGATCATGTGCAGTCGAGCGCCATAGCCGAAGAGCACGCGGTCCTGCCGGCTCGCGTTGCAATGCTTGCAGGCGCGGCGGATGTTCGGCACGGTGTCCTTGCCGCCGGCGCTGAACGGGATGATGTGGTCATCCTCGGTCGCCTTGACTGTGCATCCCGGCATCTCAAGCCAGCACCGGTCGCCGTATCGTGCGATGACCTCGCTTCTGATACGAGGATTGATTGTCTGTCTTCTCATGCCTTTCCTTTCGCTCGTTGCGTCAAGATCCATCCGTTCACGTCCTGCTCGGCATAGCGGATTGCATTGCCGATTCTGATTGGCGGTGGTCCGATGATTGGGATTGACTGCCGCCATCTGATTAGCGTCCTTTCGCTGACGTTCAGGCGTTCCGCGGTTTCCGCCGTGGTCAACATGCGGATGCGCGTCATGCCTTGGCCTTGGCTCTGAGCAGTGCGGCGATCTGTTCCATCTTCGCGGCGACTATCGGCCAGTCGGCTTTCGCTATCGGCCCCCAGTAGAGTTGCGGGCCGCTCGGGCTTTGCGAGATCTGGCCAATCTGCAGGTCATCCGGCTGAGGGGTCTTGTGGTCCTCGATGTCCAGTGCAATGCGAATCTGCGGTTTCAAATCAGTGTTCCTTCTTTATACGTGTTCTTCTTTGTTTGTTTTGACCGGTAGGGCGTCCAGCTCGTCGCCCACTTGCGGAAGTCGCGGCAGTCGATGCGGAACGCGCCACATCGATATATCGGCAATCCCTGCGATTTGAGAGCGAGTACCGCGTAGACGTTCGGTTCGTTCAGCGCGTGCACGATCTGCCAGATTTCGATGTCGGTCCGTTGATTGTTCGATGCGATTCGGTCTACCGCATCGGCGAAGCCGAGCATGAGCTGTTGGCGTGATTCCGCTGGATAGTGCAGGACTTCGCTCAGGGATGGCTTAATCGACGACATAGGCCCACATTCCGCACCATTTCGCGAGTGGTTTCAGCAGAGCGTCGGAATCGTACATCTTGCCGCCTGTAGGCGATTTGTAGACGGGTTTCGGAGCCTTGCCGAACGCGAGCTTGAGAGCGAGCTGGAGCTGGTTGTCGTTCAATCCGGACGTCTTCAGGAGCTGTTGACGTGACGTGTTCGCTTTTCGTTTAATGTTCCCATCAATCATCGGGAGACTGAGTGCGATCTGTGCCTTGAGTTTCTCGGGGAATGTTGCTCTACTCATTTCCCATCCTTTCCGTAGATTTCGGTTGGTGAAAGCTTGAGAGGTCAAGACCTAGAATCAGTCGAAGAAGATTCCCGGCCGAGAATTTCGGCCGAGATGGTCAACTGATTCCAAAGGTCTCGTTTCGGTCGGAGCCGCGCCGTCGATAACAAGAGCGGCCGAAGCCGCCGGGAATGGTCCCCAATCAGACCACGGCCGAAGCCGCCTATGGTCGCCCGATTCCGCCTTAATCGACGGCCTGAAAGGGTCGGGAGCTAAACTTCGTCTCTCAAATAGCGCGATAGCCACGCGCCTGGCGTTACCGGTCGCTAACCCGGCTCAGCGGTGGCAGGGGTACGCCATACGCCCCATAAGCCGTTAAGTTTTGTCAGTCTTCGTTCGTTAGGAAGTCGCCCAGACGAACAATCGCGAGCACCAGCCCCAACATGACAAACACGAAGGGGCTTAGCAGAATCAGCAGCACGGTCTGAACAAAGCGCCTCATTCCTCGAAGCATCGCGCGACCTGCCTTTCCAAGTCCTCAAGCTGGATGCCGTTGAGCGGGACGCGCAAGGTCATGCCGTCCTCCGTCTCCACGATCAGCTCGAAGAAGCAATCCTTCTTGCCTGGCACACGCCTTGCCGTGACAGTCATTCCTGTGTCCCTTCCCATTCGCGGCGGGCACGCCGCGCGTGCGTCATCGCCTTGTTGATTGAGGCCTTCATCTTTTGAAGGTCGCCCATGTCCAAGCCATCGAACCCGAACGTGCTTCCGGCCACCTTGATGTGGCAGGCGAAGCGGTAGGGGTTGCCGCCGGTGCATTCCGACGGGTCGATGTCCTGCACCTGGAAGTAATTGCTGGTGCATTCCGGATCAAAAACGCTCATTTCACTGCTCCTTGATTCATGGATGGACGGTTAGGCCCCTTCCTCCGCAGCGATAGGCTTGTAATCGCACAAACCAAACCTTTCAAACAACGAAGGAAGGAAGAGTAATGAGTGACGAAACCACATTTAGATTGATGGGCATGAACAAAATTCTTGAATGGCTGTCCGCAGATTGGTGGAATGGCCTCGGAGTGATCCTGGCAATCGTCGGCGTTCCTAGCCTGTTCACCATCATTCGGGATTTCGTGTGTAAAGTCCACCACACAGACGACGAAGAGACTGAACCGATATCCAACGAGCAGATAGACGCCATGCTTCCCGCAACAACGCCGGCAACTCACAAGCCGCCTATGCCGCCCAAGTTCAGAATCGACATCGACGAAAGCGGGGCGTGCTTCGTCCTCACCAACATCGGAGGCCCTGCGCGTAACATCTCCGTGTTTGCCGAAGCGGTCGAGGGAACCTACACGAACACATGGAACAACTATCTTGGAAGAACCGACAGCAAACCATGGGCGCTGTCCGACTTTCATTTCTTCAACATTGAACTGCCGAAACTGCGCGAGGAGCGACAGCAAGGCGGCACCACATTCTTTGACGGACACGTGGAGGACGGGGACGGCAAAGCCCATTACCCCATCAAATTCACCATCGTCTGGGACGGATGCCCTGAACCCGTGGAGATCATTGAAACCATCAACTAACATCCGGGGCCTCCGTAATCCGGCCCGACAACGCTTTGCCAAGCTCGTCGCGCAATGCTTCGGCCTCGGAACGATCCAGAGGAACAACGAGGTTCCCCACAGAACCGGCACGCGAGAACTCGACGAAGAACACATCAGGGCAATGCGCCAGACGGCTCACATGCACCGACACACGTTCCACGCCAGCCATCACGCCACCTCCAAAGGCTCTCGGCCGAGCACGAAATCAGTGGAAACGTCGAAGAAATCGGCGATACGCGACACATCACGCAAGGTGAAATTCTTCAGGCCGCGAAGCTTGTTCGACAACGCTTGCTCACTCATTCCTACAGAATCTGCCAGCTCTCGCTGCGTGACGTGATTTGCACGCAGTCGGCCGCGGACCTGCTTGGCGATCGTACGCTGCTCCTGAATTACTAAACTCATAGTGAATTATTTAAGCACATGGAAACCGTTGAGTGATAACTTAGGCGTGTCGCACAAACTAAACCAATGGTTTATAATTGCGGTATGTCAACAACTATGATGCCGAAACCGCGACTGGACAAGCAGCAGATTGCGGTGGCAAATATCAAACTGCTGCTGGACGTTTCGCATAGCAAAAAGAAGGATCTGGCCGAATACCTGGGCAAAGTACCTCAGTCGTTGTCGAAGATGCTTCAGAATAAGCAAACGTGGTTCTTTGAGGATATGTGCAACGCCGCCGATTTCTTCGGCGTTGGCCTTGAGACATTGGTGAGAACCGATTTAACGCCAATGAAGGCCGAGCAGATATTAAAAAACCGCCGTTCCGATAATGGGAACGACGGTCAACTAGTAGCGGGGCATGGATTTGAACCATGGACCTCTGGGGACACCAGAGGTCCATGGTTCAAATCCATGGGACTTCTGAGCTTATCCAAGCTCATTTTAGCGGCCTGAACAATTCGGGGGTGCATGATGGATCATGAGAAACAAGATCAGCGCACCGGTCCCATGGCGCAGAAGCATCGAAGGGTGGACTGACACCCTCAGGGCGGCCGGCCTATCAGCACAGACAATCAAAAGCCGTCGATACAAGATGGTCCATCTTGCGACGCTGTTCATGCCTTCGGGTCCCACGGACGTGACCACGGAGCAGATCGTGCAGGTGTTCGCAAGGCAGCAATGGAAACCGGAGACGCGCAAGGCGTACCGGAACACCATATCGTCGTTCTTCCGTTGGCTGCGCAAGAGCGGCAGGCGGTCGGACGATCCGAGCCTGGACGTGCCCAGGG